TGATTGTTGAGGAAGCCATTAGGCCCTCCATGGTTATATAGCGACTTACCTGCAAGGTTCTACAATCTCTGTAGAATCAGCGCAGTGCCGTCTGCTATGTGTGTTTTGGATAAATCACCAAAAGCACCTACGTAGTCGGTTCCTGGTGGAAAACCAGGAACTCTGGAATACTTCGTTTTCACGAGGTGTTCCGGCCCCGGAAACGTCGTTTGTGGACCATAGTTCCACAAGTTATCTAGTAATTTCACCTTAACGGTGTGATACCAGAGTTCCTTGTGGGAATAGCCCATGTATATGACGTTTGCCGAGGCCCAATCTGGAGCTTGGTCCAATAAACGGTTGAGGTGGAAAAACCAATCCACAACAAACGAGAACGGAACCAAGTCCCATAGGGCTTCTGCTACCTTCGTAGTGCCTAGAGCTTCCATCCAATGCTCGAGTTGAGTGATATTCCTTGCGGATTCATTCAACACGTGCTTGACTGAAAACCTAGACACACGCTTGTACGTAGAAAGTGTAAACACAAGTTGACACAATCCTACGCCAGTCGTATACGAAGTACCCGGACTCAGTGTGAGGGCGGTTGCCCTTGACACATTGCGCTCCTTACCGGCAGTTTCGGCTAAGTACTGCATATGGGATCTTACCTTACTGTAGGTATTCGCAAGATTGCGAACATCACGGTAGAGTTGAGACCACCCGTAGCGATACTCAAGCCAACTGGAACTACCGGCCCGAGCAAGACTCGAAAGAGTCTGCTTCGACTTGTAGAGGCTCCGAAATGCAGCGAAAGGATTTTTAAACATCCTTATTGTTTTGCTGATTTCGCCGAGGGTCACCAAGATTTGTATCTTGTTGTCCATCAAGCCTTTTATGTTGGAGCCTACGCCGTCCACCACGAAATCCCAGTCAACGACTGGAAGTCCGGATGGTGTCGCATACATATTCGCGGCATACTTGTAGTCAGCACCGGTCAAATGACCGGGTGATGTCCAAGTTTGCCCAGTAAGTCTAGTCCCAGTTTGTGGCTTTACAAAGCCGTGGGCGACGTCCTTCGAATAGGTTTGCGGCAGTAACCAATGCTTGTGTCTCTTCTCATGAGTTACAGGATTGTAACTCTTTGGAGAGCCAATAACATCGGTTATCGAGCATAGATCTGAGACACGAGTAAAGATGACATTGCCATTATACGTGTTTTGGGAATACGAGAGGATAGGAATATCCCCATCGTAACCCGTGCACGTTGTATAGCGTCTGACGTTAGTATTGGGCTGAGGAATCGAAGAACTCTTCGATCCCGTTGTCCGTGTTCGCGCCATCTCGTCCTCCTTACTTAGTGTGATTCAGTACGTGTGCCCTAAGCCAACAATTGGC